ATTTCCAGGCGAAGGACGAGCTGGAGAAGGTCAAGAACATCACCCGCAACGACGTAATTGCAGCTTGGCGCATGAATCCCGCGCTGGCCGGCATCATCCCGGAAAACAGCGCTGGTTTTGGCGATATCGAAAAAATCGATCGCGTGTACACCAGCAACGAGATTCGGCCGATATGCCAGCTATTCAACCAGGTCAACGACGCATTACGACCAGACAGGAACATCAGCTGGATTGAACCCATAGTTACAGTTGATTTCACTACATCCAGTGCCTAGCTAAGAGATTGCCACTACATACTGTGGCAAACTAGTGGCGATTGGCTGCCCTGGGGAGGGACACAATGCGAGTTGAATGCAAATGCGGACACAGAGGACGGATCGCTTCACGAGAGAAGCTTTCCACGGAGTTTGCGAAGTTGTACTGCCAGTGCCTGGATGCAAAGTGTGGGCACACCTGGGTCGCGAACCTGACGTTTTCACACACGTTGAGCCCGTCGGCTCAGTCATACGAAAGGATGCTGTTCGACCATTTGCGGGACTTGCCTAGGGCGAAACAGCGGGAGCTGTTTGAGCAGCTGGGATCACAGGCCGTGGCGTGACACGCAAATCGCCGACTCAAATAGGTCGGCGATCAGTTAGATGGAATGGATCATCAGTTGCTGGCCGGTTCTTCCGGATGGGTAGCTAAGACCTCGGACATACGGCGCAGATGTACTTGTTCCTGTTCACTCAGCAGGCGGTACAGCCGAATGAGCTGACGTTCAATTTTGGTAAGGCTAAGCCATTCAAACTCGGTGGTTCCGACGCTGCCAAGTTCGTTGTTCGTTCGATCCAACATGCTTACTACTCCATAAAGTGCATTGCTGAATCGACGTTATCGGGGCGGAAAACAGCTTTAGAACGGGGGGCAGACGAATGTCGTACATGCTTTGTTGCAGATTAATTCCGATTGCGAGCGGCATCATCAGCCATGGCTTTCAGGAAACGCCGAATTGCCTCTTGGTCACCTGGAGTAATGCTTCGGTACTGCTTAACAAGAGTGTTTTCTACGTCACTAAGAGCATGCTCAGACAATGTTGTCCGCACACCATTCAGAATGTACGGGACGTCAAAACCGAACTGGATCGCGACTTTGCTCAAGTACGACGCAGTCGCGTCACTCGCCCCAGATTCGTAGTTAGCTTGAGTTCGCTTGGCTATTCCCAATGCTTCCGCAAGCTCGTTCTGAGTCTTCGCGCATCGCTTCCGTTCTTCCTGCAGTCGGGAGCCTATCTCTTCGGAAAGGTGCAAAATAATTCATCTCTGATATTTACAAATGCACCGAAGTGCATCATTGTGCATTCCACACCACATGAAACTGCACGGAATTGCACTATGCCCAACACATGCATCACTGAGCAAGCCCGCAAGCAAGCGCGTGAAGCCTTAGAGAAACGCGGCCAATCCGCGAAAGACTTTGCAAAATTGCACGATCTGAACCCCAGCACCGTATACGCGGTGCTGAGTGGACAGAGCCATTGTCGCCGTGGGGAGGCACATCGCGCCGCCGTACTTCTTGGCATCAAAGAAGGCGTGATCGAACAGTAATGGCACTGAGCCACAGGGAGTAGCAGAAGATGAAGAACACCGTTCTAAAGACTCGACGCCAGGTAGTCAGTGCAATTATTTGCGCCTACTCAGGTGGCCGCGAATGTGCGGCGGCGCGCATTGGTCTGTCGCTTAAGAAGTTCGATAACCATGCCTATGAGAACAACAACAGCCGTCCACTGACTGATGATCAGATCTACCAACTCGAGCTCGAAGCCGGCACGACTCACTTGCCCGAATACATTGCGGCCATGTATGGCGGCATGTTTGTTCCTGTAGCCGAGCCTGACTCGCTGGACAATGTCGAGATGTACGCCCGCTGCGTCCAGGCCGCAGCCAAGAAAGGCACTGTCGACCACCTCATTGCCGAAGCTTTGAACGACGGAATCATCAACGACGCCGAGGCTGAAGCCATCCTCCATGCCGACACGCTGCATCTGGCAGCCAGGCACGCGGAGGTTCTTGCCGTCATTCAACTGCATGCTTCGAAGGCGGGGAAATCCAAATGACCAACTTGCCTGCAGTACAGGAATACCAGGACCGTCTCAAAGCCGCCGCGCTTGTATTCTTGGAACGCCATCATTGCGAGCACCTGGGCGATCAGCAGTTGTTCGACCGCACCGTGCAGCACCTGGTCAGCGATTACGATGTGCTGACACAGACCGCTGAAAAATTGGTGCATTTGGCCTGCTGCGATATGTCCGCCGTCCGAGATCGGCAGCGCCTGGACATCGTCAGTTGCACATCGACACACACAGTCATCATCGACCCGGCCACCGGTAAAGCGTGGGCCGTCCCGGTCAGTCTGATCTACGAACGCATTCTCAACGCGCCGGACAACGGTCGTTTCCGCGTAGCCGCACCGTAATCCCCAACCAATAAACCCGCCTGCCACACCCCCGTGGGTTTGGGTGAGCTGCGCCCGAAATTGAGGTTTGACGATGGAAAACGCCATGAACATCAACGCAAAACTGACGCCCGATCAGGCTCAAGCGCTTTTGGCCAACCTGCGCGAGCAATACCGCCTCAGCCTCAATGACCTCTGGTACGCAGACCAATTCCGCCTGATTCCCGATGGCCTGCGCCACGGATCGATCCTTGCCAACAGCCCTGTGATGGCCGCTCAGAAACACCTGATTGGAGCCCTCACCCAAAGCCTCGGCCTCAGCCTTAAAGCAGTGAAATAACAATGAGAGACGATCTGCGTCACGACGTTCTGCAGCGTATCGAGTCCGAATTCGGCCTTAAACACCGCGTCCCCACCAACTATATGCGCGGTGGGACATGTCCGAAGTGCAACAAAAAAGAGCTGTACACCCGCTTCGATAGTCCGTGGCAGCTCATTTGCGGCCGTCAGGAAAAGTGCGGCCACACCGTGCATGTGAAAGAGATCTACGACGACCTCTTTGAAGACTGGAGCAAGCGCGTTCCAGCTACTGAGATCGCCCCCACAGCGACTGCCCGTGCATACCTTGAGTTTGCCCGCGGCTTCGATATTTCATTGATCGGCGGTTGGTTTACTCAGGAAACCTACTACTCCACCCAGCACGACGCTGGCAGTGCGACCGTACGCTTCGCCTTAGAGAAAGGCGGCTATTGGGAACGCCTGATCGACAAGCCGTCGCGCTTCGGCAAGATGAAGGCCCGCTTCAAGCCGGGTGAGTCCTACAAAGGCTTTTGGTGGTCTCCGCCGTGCGTCGACGTGCTCGAGGCGAAAGAGATCTGGATTGTCGAGGGGATCTTCGATGCGCTTGCCCTGGTACACCACAACATTGCCGCCGTGTCGGCAATGTCCTCAAACGCCTTCCCAGTAGACTCGTTGCAAGCACTTGTAGCGGCTCGTCCAGGCAACCTGCCAAAGCTGGTTTGGGCGCTGGATAACGAACCTGGTGCACATGTTTACACCAAGCGCTGGGTCCGTATGGCCCGTGAATTGGGATTCACCTGCGAAGCAGCTCAAATCCCACAGCGGGATAACAAGAAGGTCGACTGGAACGATCTGCACCAGCGTTGGCAGTTCCTGGACGAGGGAGAGAAGCGAGATGCTCAGGTCGATAAAGACATCACCACTGCGCGGCATTACGGCGCCCTGCTGATCGCTGAAAACGCCACCGAGAAAGCCTTGGTGATGTTCGATTGGAAACGCCGCAGCGAATTCCACTTGGAGTTCGGCAATCGCCTGTACTGGTTCAAGCTCGATCTGGAGAAGTACAACAAGGCGATTCAGGAACTCGAAGATAGCGATCACCACGACGACCAACAGTTAAACAATAAACAAATGCGGGCCAAGGCTATGCAGCAGTGCGGCGCGCTGCAGCGTATTGCCACCTGTAATCCGAAGGCCCTGTACTACCAGGAAAACAAGCTCACCGACGAGTCCTGGTATTACTTCCGGATCACGTTCGCCCACGACGCCGCACCGATCAAGAACACCTTCACCAGCTCGCAGATCGCCTCGTCTGCAGAGTTCAAAAAGCGCCTTCTCGGCATTGCCCCAGGCGGGATGTTCACTGGTACCACCCAGCAGCTGGACGCCTTCATTGAGGAGCAAACCGACGCCCTCAAAACCGTTCAGACCATTGACTTCACCGGCTACACCCGTGAGCACAGCGCGTACGTCTACGGTGACGTGGCGGTGCGCGATGGGAAAGTGTTCAAGCTGAACGAGGAGGATTTCTTCGACATGGACCGGCTGAGTATCAAGACCCTCAGCCAGTCGGTGATCCTCAACCTGAACACGGAGCTGGAGAAGTTCGACACCGAGTGGCTGGACATCATCTGGCAATGCTTCGGTGCCAAGGGCCTGGTCGCGCTCGCATTCTGGTTCGGCTCGCTGTTCGCCGAGCAGATCCGGCAGCACCAGAAAAGCTACCCCTTCATGGAGATCATCGGGGAGCCAGGCGCCGGTAAATCCACGCTGATCGAGTTCCTATGGAAGCTCTGCGGTCGCATCGACTACGAGGGTTTCGACCCAACCAAGGGCACCCCAGTTGCTCGAGCACGTAACTTCGCCCAGGTCGGCAATCTGCCGGTGGTGCTGATCGAATCGGAAAG